GAAAGGCCGTTAGGTCGCTGTCGATCATTGCATCAGCCTTTCGATCATCAGAGCCACTAATACGGCTGCCGTGATGCCCACAAACCAAGCAAGCCTATAAAGCCATGTATGCATACGCATCCTGTTAATAGCCCGATCCAGCAGGTTCTGGCTTTTACCATCAGCGTTTTCTTTATCCAAGCAGGTCATTAATTTATCCCAGCTATCCACTGCCTCCTGCGAGACTGTCACGACTGTCTTTTTAGGCTTGGACATATCATTAATCAATTTAGACAACTTGATCTTCACTGCTGTCTCTGAGCGGCCCATAGTCTTGGCAATCTCAGCATGTTTCATTCCACCTTCTGAGAGCGCCAGCAATCGCTGTAGCTCTTTATTAGTCCAGTGTTGATTGGTTCTTTTTTCTTTTCCAACTTTACGTTTCATAGTTTTTTCTCCTTTAAATTTTAGATTTATTGTGTTGGTTCTTTGTTTTGTATTTTCATTCCATAGTTATTCACACCGACAGGGATGTCAAAACCATCAACATATTTTAATTTGTTCCGTTTGAATGGTCTGTAATTTACATCGTGATGCCAACGATTAAATTTCCAAACAACTTTTGCTATGTCTGGATGTAAATCCTCAATCATCTGACTTTTGGGTTTTGTACCTTCATGCGCGTAAAACTCTTCAGTGTTACCCCCAGAAAGTGTTTGTGTTGTCGCCTTCTCTTGCTGGAACGCATTGTATTGAACAGTACAGTGTCCGTCCTTCAGCACCCGCAATGATAGGTCTGTGTCCTCATTATATCTGCCCCTCCATCGATATGGCGCGCTATTCTGTATCAAAAGGCAGGAATAAATGCGCGTGTTCTTGACAAACGCAGGCACAGGCTCTTTTGCTTTGACAAAGAAATCATAGCACGGTCCGGATAAATACACGTTTTCATACCTGTCAGCAAAATCTTCCATTACCCGAAATATTGTTCCTGATGTAACCTTGATCAAAAGGTTGCGGTTTAGCCTGTGAAAGTATGCAATGTTGTCATCCATCACCCAGTGACGTTTTGCACCCAATTCAGTTGCGTGGTCCCAAGCAAAGTTACGAGCGGCTCCCGGGCCTTTTGATCTGCTGTCGCCAAGATCATCACAAGTATTATAATCTCTTAAATATTCTGTCGGCAGAACCAGACATTTATCTTTACCAACTTCCGCAGAATACATCTCTAGCTGATTGTCTTCGACAACGATCTTGTATGGAACATTCATCCAATCAAGCGCCTTGCTGGTCAGGCGGCTCTCCCATCGACCTTTAGACACAATATATATTGGATACTTAGGGTTCATCGACGTATCTCTTATCGGACGTTACTCTGTGATCCATTTTAGGGAACCAGAACGCTTTCTGTTTTGGGCTAATGTACTGATCGATTAGCTTCTTGAATTGGTCAAAGTCTTCTTGATTTCTAAACCTGACATTTACAGAATGGTATGGACGCAAATCTTCTTGCACATATTCTGGCATTCCATGCCAATCAGATTCCCAATCTTTCTCCAGATCTTCAAACAAACTATCCTGCATCACAATGTTCCAAAATTTGCTTAGATGCATCTGCCGCACCTTTCGCCACAATAACTTTTTGACCAAGTCCTTCAAGGTATTGGATCATGGCCTTTTGTTCGGGGGAAAGTCGCCCACCAGAAATCCGCTTCATTTCCACCCACAAAGTCCACTGCGGGATAAAAAGATCTGGGATACCTCGAACAACGCCCTCTGCCTTTAGTCGCTTGGCCACCGTGATCGCGCGCTTTTCCCCATTTGGTATCGCAAAGATCAGCACGTTTGGATACTTAACCCGAAACCAGTTGATGAACCCGACTTGCTCAGAATGCTCAGAAGGGGATGTCTTCGAGGCTGAGATCAGCGTAACCGCCGAAGCCTTGCGTCTTCTCATGTTTTTTCTCCACTTGCGTGTAATCGAACTGCACGATCTCTTGGTATCGTGGGTCATGGTTGGATGGCTTCACCTTGATCTGGCTAGGCTGCGTCCAGAAGTGGCATTCGTTTAGGGCATCATCTGTGCTATCTGCGTCAGAATTAAGTAACGCCTTGCGCGCCGCGTATCGACTGGCCGCATATCCACCGTGGTCTGGGCAAAGCCACTCGCTCACGCTCATCAGGCCAGCGTAGTCCGTCACCTTTACGCTGTCAGGCTTGCCCTCTTTTTTGTGCCGCGCATACGCTACGCTATCCACATCGTACCACTCAGCCACTACTTGCGACGATAGCATGGCCCCACGATAAGAACTTGAGCTGTGATTGAGCAGTGGCGCAGGAAACTCGAAACCACACTCAGGACAGATCTTACAGGCTGCGTGGCACATCGTTTGGCAAACCTCGCACTGCCTGACAGGAGCCTCGCCCTCGCTTGACCCTGCCGATTTATCCTTGGGCTTAACCTGATCGATGAAGCCATGCCGCTCTACATTAGCACCAAAATCAAGAACCAAGCAGTCGGTTTTTCCTTCAGCTACCCTCGTACCCCTGCCAATCATTTGGATATAGAGGCCACAACTGGCGGTTGCGCGGCACAGAGAAATTGAATCGACGGCAGGGTGATCGAACCCAGTCGTAAGCACGTTCACATTAATGAGGCATTTAAGCTCACCACTCTTAAAATCTGCAATGGTCTTCTCTCGCACTGCGCTGCTGTCTGAGCCTGTCACCACACCCACATCGATGTCGTGTGTCTCAAACTCATCCTTCAACATATATGCGTGATTTACCCCAGAGCTAAACACCAGCCAGCTTTTGCGATCTGCGCTTAAATCGACAATTTCCTCAACTGTCTTCCGCACCAGTTCTGGATCGGACGCAGCCGTAGCAAGATCGCTTTCCACAAACTCACCGCCACGCTTTTTGACGTTGGTCAAATCAATTTGGTTTAGGCCACCCTTTGATATGACTGGCGACAGGTAACCCTGCTCCATAAGCATGGCCACTGGAATGTCGTGGGCTATCCCATCAAAGATAGCGCCGTTGCCCTTGTGCAGGTAGCCGCTGTCCAGTCTGTAAGGCGTGGCCGTTAGCCCCACCACCTTCACCATTGGGTTGCAGGTCTTTAGGTCGGCAATAAAACGATTGTACCTAGTCTCAGTGTTTTTGGGCAGGAGGTGCGCCTCATCAATCAATACCAAGTCTGGCGCAGGAACTATGTCAAACGCCCTCTCCCAGACCGACTGGATGCCTGCAAAGGTAATTGGCCTGTCTAGTACCTTCTGGCCCAGACCAGCACTGTATATCCCAAAATCAGCCTCTGGGTATAAAGCAAGCAATCCATTGGCCCCTTGCTCAAGCAGCTCCTTAACGTGCGTCACAACCAACACCCGTGTGCCTTGGAAACCCATAGCATCTTTAATTATCTGCGCGATGATCGCCGTCTTGCCTGACCCTGTGGGCGCAACGATTAGTGGGTTATCACCTGCCTTGCCAGCCCAGTAGTTGTACAGGCCATCGACGGCTTCCTTCTGGTAGTCTCTTAATTCAAAGGTCATGGGACAGAACTCTTTTTTCTACTTTTAGCCTTGCAGCCACCGCTTCATTCATCGTGGCAAAAGTTCCAAGATTGGTCTTCTTGCCATCAATATTCGCAGAGGCTCTCCATTTATTTCGGTCTTTCAAAAAACTAACGCCCTTAACACCAGACGTATTTGCATTGCTTAACCTCGTATTCATAGCCTGCTCTCTCGCCGTAACCTCACGCAAATTAACAATCCTATTGTCACAGCCGTCATGGTTAATATGATCCACAGAATTAGGCCAAACAGGGTAATGACCGTGATACAAAAAAAATCCAACGCGGTGTGCAAGCAACTTTTTTTGAATGCCGCGATAGGAAGAACTACCTGTTAAGTAATCACACGTCGATCTAACTGTCCTAACACGCCTGTTGAAAGCTGCCCTGCCACTGCGCTCAATATTGTATTTAGACGCAGCACCTTCGGAACTCACAAAAGAACTTCCCTCTCCAGTGTCATAAAAATCTTCTGGCAAACGATCACAGGCATATATTAAACCGATCTCAGAATCATATCGATACAACCTACGCATCAATTCTAAATTTTCCCACCAATTATGTTCCATTTACAATTCCCTCCAGAAAATCATCCGCGTCTTGGACGGCATCATGTATTAACTGCCCATTCATGTCGTTCTCGACAGCCTGAGAAACCAAAAAATCAACTAAACCGTTTTCAATGCACTCATTTATTATCGGCCAATGATTGGCCATTTTTTTATTAATAATGAAATTGACGATGATGATGGCAATGTCTTTTTCACTTATATTGTTTGGCATCGTATCCAACATGATCGCAACCACTTCACCTAGTTCTTCGCGGTTCATCACTGCATCCTCTCATCAAAAATAGCTTGGCTGTTGCCTTCGTTACGAATGATCTCTCCGCTGTCCTGATCTTCGTATTCCACAAACGTATCACCAGCGTCCGTAACTACAAAATCTTTTGGCATAATCTGGGGGATGTACAGATGCTCATCGCACGTTTCCACGGGCTTGCCCTTCGCGCAGCTCCACGTTCCATCCTTCTCTGGCGTAACATGGCTGCACGTCCGACAGCTAACTTCTGGAATCTTGCAGCCGTGGCAAACCGCCCAGTAACTACAAAACTTGCATTGCCAGTTGCTT